AAGGATATAGTAGATAATTTAAAACAAGCAACAGCGACTAAGAAGTCCTTCATGAGTGGCAAATACATGCCTTCATTGATTATCAAAGTAGACGCAAACACAGCAGAAATAGCAAGCGAGGAAGGTAGAGACAAAGTATTTGACATGTACCTCAAACGAGAAAAAGCTGGGCAACCTTGGATAATACCTGCTGAATTATTAGAAGTTGAACAGGTAAAACCATTGAGTTTAAATGACATAGCAATAAATGAAACAGTAGAGATAGACAAAAAGACAGTAGCAAACATATTTGGCGTACCAGCTTTTATGTTAGGGGTTGGTGAATATAGTAAAGAAGAATACAACAACTTTATAAACTCAACAATCCTTCCTATAGCAAAAGGCATAGAACAGGAATTAACTAGAAAACTTTTATACAGTCCAGATTTGTATTTCAAATTCAATCCTAGGTCTTTATATGCTTATGACTTGAAAGACTTGTCGAAAGTATACACTGATTTATATGTTAGAGGTATTGCAACTGGTAATGAAGTAAGAGACGCTCTAGGAATGAGTCCATTAGCTGGATTGTCTAATTTAGTAATTTTAGAAAATTATATTCCTTTAGATAAAATCGGAGACCAGTTAAAATTACAAGGAGATGATAATGACAGTAGGTAAATTAAATTTTCGTGACAAGAATGGTAAAGTTTTAAGAGTAGGAGACACTGTATTATACGACAGAAACATAAACGATGCATTAGATAAAGAAAAATTTATAATTATATGGTGCGATGATAGATATTGCTTGGAAAACGAAAAACTAGGCTTAATAGAAGATGTATCGTGGGAACTTACTGAAAAGTTAGGAGGTGATGATAGTGAATAGAGAAAAAGAAAGACAAACAAGAAGTATTGTATCTGATTTAAAAACCAGAGCAGAAGAAGATGAAATGATAATAGAAGGATATTTTGCAGTATTTAATAGCGAAACAGAATTATGGCCAGGAGCATTTGAGGAAATAGACCCTGGAGCATTTGATAAGACTCTATCAAATGACATAAGGGCGTTGATTAATCATGATACTTCTTTAGTGCTTGGCAGAAATAAAGCAGGTACATTAGAATTGAAAGTCGATAGCCGAGGGCTTTGGGGCAGAATAAAAATCAATCCAAATGATACTGATGCGGTAAATCTCTATGAAAGGGTAAAACGCGGAGATGTAGACCAGTGTTCATTTGGATTTAATATTATCAGCGAGGAAACAGACTACAGAGACGATGGAACAATAAAATGGACTATAAAAGAAGTGGACCTACATGAAGTGTCAGTATGTACATTTCCTGCATACGAAGAAACGGGGGTACAAGCAAGACATAAACAGGTCGAACAATATAAACAAAGGAAACTTGAAGAAAGAAAAAATAAATTGAAAGAGAGGTTGAGGAACTTATGCTTAGACAATTAATGCTATCTAAAAAAATAGAGCAAAGAAAAGCTAGTTTACAGGAACTAATCGACCAAGAAGAAAAACTTAAAACTAGAGAGGCCGAGCTTGAACAAGCATTAGACGAGGCTGAAACAGATGAAGAAGTAAATGCTGTAGAGGAAGAAGTAATAAAACTTGAAAAAGAAAAGAAAGAGCTGGACGAGGAAAAATCTAAACTAGAAGGCGAGATTGCAGAGCTTGAAAATGAGCTTGAAGAGCTGAATAGCAAAGAGCCTAAGAATGACAAAAGAGACTCAAAGAAAACTGAAAGGAGAAGTGAGAACATGAATAGAGCGCAAGTTAGAGAATTACTAAAAACTGGTGAATACTACCAAAGAGAAGAAGTAAGAGAATTTTATGAGAAATTTAGGAATTTGAGAGCTGTAACAGGCGGAGAACTAACAATTCCAGACATCGTGGTAAACAGAATTATGGACATCATGGGAGATTATACTACTTTATATCCACTTGTAGATAAAATCCAAGTAAAAGGCACTACTAGAATATTGATAGACACTGATACATCAGAAGCTACCTGGGTAGAACAAGCAGGTACCATTCCAACTGGAGATGTAGGAACAATTACAAACATTGACTTTGATGGCTTTAAAGTTGGAAAAGTTACTTTCGTAGACAACTATCTATTGCAAGACAGCATAATTAACCTTGATGCATATGTAACTAAGAAAATTGCTAGGGCAATCGCTAAAGCATTAGACAAAGCTATCGCAAAGGGCGAAGGTGCTGCAAACAAACAACCTACAGGAATTATTCCAAGCCTACCAGCTGAAAACCAAGTAACAGTAGATGCAGATGAAAACCTACTTAAAAACCTAGTTAAACAGATAGGGCTAATAGACACAGGAGAGGATAGCGTAGGTGAAATAGTTGCAGTTATGAAACGCTCAACCTACTACAACAGACTTGTAGAATATAGCATACAAGTAGACAGCGACGGAAATGTAGTAGGAAAACTTCCAAACCTAAGACAACCTGATTTAGTTGGCTTAAGAGTTGTATTTAATAACTATCTTGATGAAGATACTGTACTATTTGGAGACTTCTCAAAATACACACTTGTAGAAAGAGAGAATATCACAATAGATAGTTCAGAACATGTAAAATTCGTAGAGGACCAAATGGCATTCAGAGGAAAAGGAAGATTTGACGGAAAACCTACAAAGCCTGAAGCATTTGTTTTAGTGACTATCCAAGATGCTCCTGAAGCCTAAGGAGTTGAATTAAATGAAAGTAAAGGTTTTAAGAAAATTTAGGGATAAATATACCAAATATTTATATAAAGCTGGAGAAATATTAGAGCTAACCAAAGAGCGGTATGAGGAAATAAACTCTACCGCTCATGGTGTTTTAGTAAAAGCAATAGAAGAAAATGTAAACTTTGAAGAAATGACTAAAAAAGAAATAATTGAATATGCAAAAAGCAAAGGAATAGAACTAAATCCAAGAATGACAAAAGCGGATATGATTAAGGAGTTGATGTAAATGGACACATCAACTGTATTAGAATTGGTAAAAGCAAGATTAGGTATCTCTACAAGTGTTAGGGATACCTATTTAATTGCTATTATAGACGGAGTAATAAAAGAATTAGAAGATGAAAAAGGTTTAGAACTAGATGAAAATAATGCTTGCCATCTTATGTTCGTAGTAGATTATTCTACATGGAGGTACCAAAACAGAGATAGCGAAGGTGCAATGCCTAGACATCTTCAATTCAGACTTCATAATCTAATTATTCATGCCTCACCTACACCAGTAGAGGAGGAATAATAATGACATATGACCACGAAATAACACTAATAAAAGAAACTGGAAACTATATAGAGAATGATATAGGGGACCTAATACCAGAAACCATAGAAAAAACTATACTATGCGCAAAAAAATCTATCACCAGGAATGAATTTTACTCAGCGGCACAAGCAGGAATAAAACCTGAAATAGTATTCGTGATACATGGTTACGAATACGATGGGGAAAAAAAACTAAAATTTGAAGATGAAGAATACAGAGTAATAAGGACATATTCAACCGATTTTGAAGAAATTGAGCTCACTTGTGAGAAGGTGATAGACAATGCCAATGCCTAAGAGCGTAACAAAAGTTAGGAAAGATGGAATAGAGTTTATATCGAATGTAGAAAGAACGCAATACACAATAAAAGAACTATCAAGAGCAGCACTAAGAGATGTAGCAAAGTTTTTAAGAAAAAGGATTAAACAGGCTGTGCCAGTTGACCAGGGTATATTAAAAAAGAATGTTGGAACATGGGTCAGAAAAAGCAAAGACGGAACACCAAGACTGCAAGTTGGAGTATACGACAGGACAAGAGCAAGGAAAAAAGGGTATAAATATGCTTTTCATGCTCATTTAATTGAGTTTGGAACCTCAAAAATGAAAGCAGCCAACAATGGTAGGGGATTTTTAAAACCAACTGTATATGACAATCTTGACGAGATAAGAAAAATAGAAGGCCAATATCTAAGTGCAATAGAAGACGAAAACAAGATACTAGGCTTAATAGACGAGGAAGAGGAGATAAGAGATGATTAATCTAAGAAAAGCCTTGCACCCATATCTAAAAAATCTATATGATAGAGTATACTTTCAACAAGCCCCAGATACAGCTCAACTACCGTATATAGTTTATGACATTACATCAATTTTGGATGACGGAGAAGGTACACAGATAGTAACCCTTGAAATAGATGGATGGGATAATGCGAAAGATACAACGGCCTTAGAAAACATGATGGAAACAATAAACCAAATTAATAAAACAGTCATAACAACTGATGATTTATCGGTTGTTTTTTATCTTGAAGGCAAATACGGTTTTATAGAAGATGATACAAAATATAATCGGCGTAGGTATTCATATACAGGATACTTATATGAAAGGAGTTAGATAGTATGGCACTTACACAACAGCAAATTGAAAGCGTACAAATAGATTATGGAATTGTTTATGTGAACTATGGAGAGACTGACCAAGCACAACTTGGACCTACCCGAGGCGGGGGAGAATTTGTAGCAACTGCAACAATAAGGGATATAGAATTTGACGGAAGCAAAGGAAAAACAAAGGGTATGCAGGTAGTGGATGATATCACAGCACAATTAAATGTT